AAAAGCAACAACGGACAAATTAGCACAGGTTGGCCCACCATGGACAAGAGATTGTTTGGTGGCATGAACAGAGGTGAGCTAAACATTTTTGCCGGAGGATCGGGTTCGGGTAAGAGTCTATTCATGCAAAATATTGCATTGAACTGGGTCGTAGCTGGACTAAACGGCGTGTTTTTAACTTTAGAACTCAGTGAAGAATTATGTGCAATGCGTATCGACAGCATGGCAGCAAATGTCAGTACTAGAGAAATTTTTAAAGAAATAGATACTGTGGAGTTAAAGATCGGTATGCTGGGCAAAAAGTCTGGCAGCTTGCGTATCAAATACATGCCAGCGCAGAGCAACGTGAATCAGATTCGCGCATATCTCAAAGAATTAGAAGTACAGACTGGCCGTAAAACAGATTTTATTATGGTAGACTATTTGGATCTCGTTATGCCGGTCAGTGCCAAAGTCAGTCCCAACGATTTGTTTGTCAAGGACAAGTATGTTTCGGAAGAGTTGCGAAATTTAGCCAAAGAATTCAGTGTATTAATGATCACTGCCAGTCAGTTAAATAGAAGTGCAGTTGAGGAGATTGAATTTGATCACAGTCATATCAGTGGCGGTATTAGTAAGATTAATACAGCAGACAATGTATTTGGAATCTTTACATCCAGAGCTATGCGTGAGCGTGGTCGCTATCAAATCCAGCTGATGAAAACTCGTAGCAGTAGTGGTGTGGGCATGAAAGTAGACTTAGACTATGACATCGATACTCTGCGTATTACAGATCCGGGCGAGGAGGCACAGGGTACTCCGGGCACACTAAAACCTCAAGTTGGCAGTATTATGAGCAGTATTAAAACCAGATCTACCAGTGGTGACGACTCTGATGCGCCGAAGAAATTTGAAAGAGCATCAGGTACACCAGCGTGGGAACAACCTGCAGGCAGTGGAATCGGCGGCGGTGCTGCCCAAAATGCAAAGCTTAAACAAATGTTGGCAGGATTAAAGAAAGCAGAATAATGTATAATCTTATTTGTTTTCTACAGTGTGGTACCAGCACAAAACGTTTCCAGAACTAACTCAAATTTTATAAATATAGTTAATCTGGAGCCAGAATTTTGCAGAAAAAAACTCGTAGTTTATTAGAAGAACTAGATTCGTTACGATTACACAAAGATAAAGAAAATCTTGTGGAAAGTCGTGCCAATCATGTGATCACTGGCGCCATCAATCTTATTAACTTTATTCGTGAAAATTACGATAAAGAACAGTCTGAAGAGTTAGAACGCAGATTAATCAACAGCATCAGGGCTCAGGATACAGCTAAATTTAGTCGCGGTGTTAAAAGGATTTCGAATGAAAGTAAATGAAATTATAACAGAAGCTGGCGTATGGCAAGGCATAAAGAATCTGGCTGGTAATGTTGCAACTGGCGCAGTCCGGGGACTAGATTTACTTGCAGGCGGATCGGGTGATGTTGGTACTGTAAAGCAGCGAGCACAGCGTAAATTAAAACAAACTACCCAAGATTTAGCTAAAATAAATCGAGAGTTGCCTAAACAAGCATTGGCAAATTTTGAATTCCAGATGGGCGAACAAGGCATTGATATAAATGACCCCAGAACATTTAATCCTCAAACAGTAAGAAATTCTTTGCGTGATTTTGGATTACAATTTTTTGCAGGCGGCGAAGAAGATGCTGTAAAAGCATACTTTGCTCAATCTATTCAATTTGAACCTTTGCCTGGCAAAATTGATAATAAAACTGTATTAAACTATTTTAGAGAGTTAACAAAACTTAGATCTAATGCAATATTGTGGGTAGCACAAAATCAAGAAAAGCTAGCCGCAGCAGAGAAAAAACAAACTCAGGGACCTGCAACTCGGGAGCCTACAACTCCAGGGCTTGCTGATGGCGTTAGTGTATTCGGCACAGGCGAGCCAATGGTTCTGAAGGTCGGTAAACAAATATATTATGTGGCTGACGACGGGTTATGGCATGAACGCGGGAATAGAAATCCTGTAGATTCTACCTGGAACGCATTCCTAACACAGCAAGCAGATATAGCAACAGCAGAGAGTAACTTTAGAGACACCGTCTCAACCACTCCTGCTGCAAGGAGGTGAGCCCCGAAATGACGCAATTTTTAAATAAACAATTAAGTATATTATGAAACTATTTGAAATCCGCCAAACACCGCCAAGGTGGCTAATACTAGAAGGCGCCGAAGGCAAGAACTTACATCTGGAGCACATCGAAGATCTTGTATTCAACGAGGGATACATGGGAGCTCAACGTGCATTAAGCTATATGGAAAGTCTAAGGCAAATGTTTGCTGACGGAAAAGGCACTACTACCAAAGTCACTGTTAAATGGGACGGCGCCCCTGCAATTATTTGTGGTATCGATCCTGCGGATGGCAAATTTTTTGTAGGTACAAAAAGTGTTTTTAGTAAAGATTCTAAAGCTTGTAAAACACAAAAAGACATTACAAAATTTTACGGAGAACAAGAAGGCTTGGCCACTAAATTATCAGTGGCATTAAAATATCTACCAAAACTAGGAATTGGTAATGTACTACAGGGGGACTTAATGTTTACTCCTGGTGATCTTCAAACTGGTGTTATTGACAATGAAGAAGTTTATTTTTTTACACCGAATACTATAACATACGCAGTCCCTGTGGCCAGTGAGTTGGGTAGCCGAATCGCAAGATCTAAATTGGGTATAATTTTTCACACAGCATACGAAGGTTCGAGCTTGCCTGACATGTCTGCTAGGTTTGGCGCAGAAGTAACCGGGTTGAATCGAACAAATGACGTTTGGTTTGATGATGCCACATACAAAGACTATACAGGCATAGCCAGCTTAACTCCAGCAGAGAATAGTCAAATTTCCAGGACTATCGGCCAAGCAGCTATTACACTTAAAAAAATTAATGCAAACAAGTTTGACATTATCTTAGGCAATCCTGAATTTGCAAATTACATTAAACCTTTTATTAATAACATGGTTAGAGCCGGCGAACAAGTAGGAGAACCTATAGCTTTTTTAAATAGATTTCTAGCTTATTACAAAGGCAAACAAGAAACTGAAATAGCTAAATTACGTGGTGGCCCAGAGAGTGCTGCTGCCAAAGCAAGAGTCGCCAAAATAGAGCAAAATGAAAAATTCATAGAAGATAATAGTAATACTTTATTGGGAATTCTTGCAATTTATAAAAGAATAATCGAACTTAAATTAATGATACTTGCAAAAATACAAAAAGTCGAAAGCATTGGTACTTTTATTAAAACTGACGATGGCTATAAAGTAACTGCACCTGAAGGGTTTGTTGCTATAGGTCATGACGGTGGAGCAGTAAAACTAGTTGATAGATTAGAATTTAGCAAACAGAATTTTTCAGCAACAAAAGCCTGGAAAAAAAGCTAACATCAAATAAAAAAATCAAAAAGGCATAAATATTTACATGCGTTAAGTCGCAGAATTTTTAAAGGAAATATAATATGGCAGTTTTTACACGTACAAATGGTAATGCACAAAACGTAGTCAGCGTTGGCAATATTGCATTAAGCACAGAAGCAGCAAGTGCAAACGTATTGATCAGCACAGGTATCGGCAAGCCAGTTCAGGCTTTTGCTATTAACTCTAACGTTTCTATGACCACACAGTTTGGTACAGGTGAAGGCGTTGAAACAATCCTACGTACTATTGGATTGAATGCTACATTGTTGGCTTATCAAGTTGGTACAGCTAACAACGGTGCAGTTTCAAACGGTCTTCTAAGCGTTCTTGTTGAAGAATCAGCATGGAATGCAACAGACTTACAAGCTAACATCGTCGCAGCTACCTCTAGCGGTTACAATACAACAGGTATTGTAGTTACACAGCCTGGACTACGTCTAGCTCAGTAATTTTAGCGTAAGCTAAAACAAAAAGGCACTTTTATAGTGCCTTTTTTGTTGGCTATAAATATTTTTATGAAATATTTTATTTGTGCGACCCTGGTAGATATAACACCTACGAATGTAACCAGGGGTGACAGTCTTGCACGAGATCAACAGCGAAATTGGGAAACAGTATTGCAGGTCCTAAGTTTAAAAACTCAACCCATAATTTTAGGGGGGCCTGAGCTTTTATCAGACATAGACGGGGTCAGTAAAATTTTTGGAGAATTTTATCAAACCATGCAAAAAGTTTGGATATTTAAATTTGCCAGCGAACAAGATATCTACACTGTGAATCAATTATACGAGGACTTTGAACAGGTACCAGTTATAACCGGGCTTGAAGAATCTGCTAGGTTCATGCTGCCGATTTTTCATAGCTATGGGATATTAAAAAACATATATTTTTCTACCGTAGATGAGCTAAATATTAATTGATGCTACGGCACCATTAAGGCTTCTCTTTACGGCACATTTGGACAAATTAAAAGCATCCTGATACAGGATATATTATGAGCAAAACCACCGATATTGAAAAGAAAAACCTTGAAGCGCACGTAGAACTTTGTGCGGAAAGGTATGCAGCTTTGGAAACTAAACTCGACAATCTGGACGAGCGGATGACTGTCATCGAGCGTCACATAGCGGAAATTAAAGACAGTATCACCAATAAAACGGGTGGCATTAATAAACAAATGATAACCATTGGAACTACTATAGTGGGTGTTATGTTTACAGCCATTATTACCCTACTAATTCACCTGGCATCAAAGTGAAAATCGTAGAACTTACGCAAAACATAAATGTGGCCATCACAAATGAAGAGGCAGATATGTTGTCTCAATTTGACGAAGAAACACCTGTTATGGCCAGAGGTGATATGGATGACCGACAACAGCTTATGGCTAATCAATTAGTAAATAAAAATCTATTAACAAGAAAAAATGAAAACGGCCGTATCATATACAAACGAAGAACTAGGTAAAATCTTAGTTAATTTAGCAATTCATAAAATTAATTATTGGGCAAAATCTGAGCTCAATTATATTCGACACGCACTTGAAAAACCGCTATTGATACCCATCAGTAATAACTTATGGGTCATAGGGGACTACGTTATACAAAATATCGACAGTCATCGATTTAAAGTAACAAAGAATAAAATTACAATACATACATTTTATAGTAAAAGGGCTGCTATATTTTATGCAGCTCTTAGTAAAGTTAAACAATATAAAATAGCAGATAAATTGCTAGATGCAGATATCAAAGTAGCTCGACTATATGATGAATGTGAATTTTATTCAAACAAAATTACTTCGAAACAGAAAAAAGATAATTTTAAATTAACTCTTTGGTCTAATAGATATCTAAATTTTAAAATGCAATT